GTCTTTCAGTTCTGGCCTGTACATTGTGATCAGCGGAACTGTCGCTGCAACGGTGTTTTTCGAGTAAAGCATGGCAAATACGACGATTACAGGTTTACCGGCGGCGACTACCCCGCTCGCGGGGACTGAAGTCGTTCCTATTGTCCAAGGCGGTGTAACCAAACAGGTTGCCGTTAGCAATATTGGTGGCAGCGGGTCTGGCACCGTCACTAGCATCGCAACAGGTGCTGGATTGGCTGGTGGCCCGATTACCACCAGCGGTACGATTAGTTTGGCGGCAACTTCGGTTGCCCCTGGTAGTTACACCAACACCAACCTGACGGTTGACGCTTACGGGCGCATTACTGCTGCGTCTGCTGGTACGTCTACGGTTAATAGCGTAACCGGCACTGCTAATGAGATTACATCTAGCGGATCGTCAGACATTACGCTGTCGCTGCCCGCTGCGCTGACGTTTACGGGCAAAACGGTAACAGGTGGCGCGTTTACTGGAGGCACGATTAACAATGCAACTGTAGGGGCTACCACGCCAGCTACAGGTGCTTTCACGACGCTCACAACATCTACTGGTCAGATTACAACTGCACCAAGCAGCGCCAATGATTTGGTCAACAAGTCTTACGTTGACTCAATTGCTTCTGGCCTGACGTTCCATACTGCTTGTAATCTGGCAACGACTGCTGCACTGCCAACGGTAACGTACAGCAACGGTTCAAGCGGTGTTGGTGCAACGCTGACGGCAACGGCCAACGGCGCGCTGACGGTTGACTCTGTTGCGGCAACGGCTGGCAATAGAATTCTTGTTAAAGATCAAGCATCTGCGCTACAGAACGGTGTTTATACTGTAACTACGGTTGGCGATGGGTCTACCCCATTCTTGTTGACTCGCGCTACCGACATGAATACGTCGGGTAGCGGTTACAACCAGATCAATGCCGGTAACTACTTCCTGATCACCGCAGGAACGGTCAATACCAACACCTCTTGGGTGCAGACCACGGCGTTGCCAATCACGGTTGGCACAACCAGTCTGGTGTTCGCGCAGTTCTCTTCTGGCGCTACTGCGTACACGGCAGGCACCGGCCTGTCGCTGCTAACGAACCAATTTAGCATCAGCAACACGGCAGTAACGGCTGGCAGCTACGGTAGCGGCTCGCAGATTCCAACGTTTGCGGTCAACGCTCGAGGTCAACTGACCTCGGCAGCAAACACCAGCATTGCCATTGCCGGGTCGCAGATTACATCTGGAACGGTCGCCATTGTTAACGGCGGTACGGGTGCAAACTCGCGGCAAGGCGCACTCAATGCGCTGGCTGGCGCTACAACGTCTGGATCGTTTTTGCGAGGCAACGGCACAAACGTGTCAATGTCTACGATCCAGGCGTCTGACGTACCAACACTGAACCAGAACACGACTGGTAATGCTGCAAACGTAACCGGAACGGTTGCGATTGCCAACGGTGGTACGGGTCAAAACAGCAAAGCCAACGCTTTCAATGCATTGTCGCCGATTACTAGCGTTGGTGATCTGATCATTGGAACCGGAACCAATACGTCTAGCCGGTTGGCAATTGGCGCAACCTCTGGCTATGTCTTAACAACCAACGGTACTACCGCATCTTGGCAAGCACCAAGTGGCGGCGGTGTGTCATCATTTCAGACTAGTCTGTCTGGTTTAACGCCAAGTTCATCGTCAACTGGAGCAATTACGCTTGCCGGAACCCTTGGGGTTGCAAGCGGTGGTACAGGCGCAACGACGCTGACCGGCATTATTAAAGGTAGCGGCACAAGCGCATTTACTGCTGCTGCTGCCGGTACGGATTACCAGGCTCCAATTACGCTAACCACAAGCGGCACTAGCGGTGCGGCTACGTTTGTCGGTAACACACTCAACATTCCTCAGTATTCCAGTGGCGGTGGTTCCGGCACTGTAACAAGCGTTGGCATTTCTGCTCCCGCGTTTTTGTCGGTTACGGGAAGTCCGGTAACCACATCGGGAACGCTCGCACTATCGTATTCAGGCACTGCGCTGCCCGTTGCCAACGGTGGCACGGGTCAAATTACTGCAAACGCTGCGCTTAATGGTCTGCTTCCATCGCAAACCAGTCAAAGCGGCAAAGTTCTGTCTACTGACGGGACAAATACGTCTTGGATTGCGTCAGGCGGAACAGGAACGGTTACCAGCGTTGGTATGTCTGTTCCGGCATTTTTGTCGGTTACTGGATCACCAGTCACTGCTAGCGGCACCTTGGCTGTTTCGTTGTCTGGTACTGCTTTGCCAGTTGCCAATGGCGGTACCGGCGCGACAACAGCGACTTCTGCGTTTGATGCGCTTGCCCCAACTCAAACGGGCAATTCTGGCAAATACCTGACAACCAACGGCACAACAACGTCTTGGGCTACGGTGTCTGGAACCGGAACCGTAACAAGCGTTGCCCAGACTTTTACCGGCGGTATTGTTTCGGTTGCTGGCAGTCCAATCACAACGTCCGGCACGTTGGCTTTGACAGTTGCTGGCACCAGCGGCGGTATTCCATACTTTTCAAGCGGCACAACTTGGGCCACCAGCGCAGCGCTTACATCAAACGCTTTGATGATTGGCGGGGGCGCTGGACTTGCGCCTTCAACAATTGCAACGGGTACTGGTGTTGTCACGGCGCTTGGTGTTAACACCGGTTCTGCTGGAGCGTTTGTTGTCAATGGAGGCGCTCTTGGTACTCCATCTAGTGGAACGCTAACAAATGCAACTGGGTTGCCAATTGCTAGCGGTGTTTCTGGTTTGGGAACTGGCGTAGCAACCGCTCTTGCGGTTAACGTCGGAACTGCCGGATCTCCTGTTCTTAACGGTGGTGCGCTTGGAACTCCAACAAGCGGAACTCTAACAAACTGCACATTCCCTACGCTTAACCAGAACACAACTGGAACTGCTGCTGGATTGTCTTCAACTCTTGCTGTTGCCAGCGGAGGTACGGGGCTAACGGCAACGCCTACAAACGGTCAAATTGACATTGGTAACGGGACTGGATTTACCCGTACCACGTTGACCGCTGGATCAAACGTTACGATTACCAACGGCGCGGGTTCAATTACGATTGCCGCGTCTGGCGGCGGGTCTTCTGGGCCGGTTCTTGAGTCTTACCAAACAATTAGTTCTAATTATTCTGTAACTGCTGGTTCTAATGCGTTTAGCGTTGGGCCTGTGTCTGTGGCGACGGGCGTTGCCGTAACTGTACCTACGGGCCAAGTTTGGCTCATCGCTGCCTAAAGGATCAATCATGAGCGCAATCAAACTTCAGGGTAATTCTAGCGGCGCTGGAACTTCGGTTCTACAGTCTGCTAATACTGCAAGCACACTTACCCAGACGCTGCCATCTACGGATGCGGTGACGCTTGGCTACCTCAACGCTCCACCGGTTGGGACCAAAACGGCCAGCTACACCTTGGCGGTTGGCGACGTTGGTAAATATGTCCAACTTGGTACTTCGGGCGCGATTGTGATCCCAACATCGACGTTTAGCGACGGCGATCTGATCTCAATCTACAACAACACCTCGGCAACGGCGACGATTACTTGTTCTGCACCAACGGCTTACATTGCCGGGTCAAACACAACTGTAACGTCAGCCACGCTTGCGATTCGCGGTGTTTGCACCGTTCTGTTTAGTTCTGCCACCACTTGCGTTCTGACGGGCAACGTGTCATGAGTGGGATTATGCTGGCTGTGTTGGGGGCCAAAAAAGCGGCAACCATCCCAACTGCTGTTGATTTCTTGGTCATTGCCGGTGGTGGATCTGGTGGATTAAATCAAACTGGATTCAATAGAGGTTCTGGAGGCGGTGGGGCTGGTGGATATAGGTCTAGCGTAACGGGGTATTCTTCTGGCGGCGGGGCCAGCGCAGAAACAAAGATAACGCCCGTTTCTGGCGCAACCTACACAATTACTGTTGGTGCTGGAGGAGCCGCTCCTACACAAGCTGGTGTATCAGGAACTCAGGGAAGTACATCTTCTATTGTTTCTGCTGGTATTAGTTATTCTTTAACTACAGTTGGTGGTGGTGGCGGTTACTCATTTGGAGGAAGCAGCACTGTTAATGGTGGTTCTGGAGGGGGTGCATTTTATAATAATCAAACTCCTGGAACAGGAACATCTAACCAGGGTTATGCTGGTGGGAATGGATCGTCAGATCAAAGTAAAGGTGGTGGCGGCGGCGGCGCGGGTTCAGCAGGATCTACTTTTACTACTGGAAACGGTGGTTCTGGCGTTGATTCTCCAATTTCTAGCACAACCGATGCGCTAACAAACAGAGGCGGCGGCGGTGGTGGCGCTGGTCAGGCTTCTGCATCAACTACTACAGGCGGCGGTGGTCCCGGTGGTGTTGCCAATTCCACAACAGGAACAAACGGAACCGCAAATACCGGTGGTGGTGGCGGTGGAAGCTCCAATGGAACAACAACCGGAGCGTCTGGCGGTAAAGGAATTGTTGTTTTAAGACATTCAAGTTCATTCCCAACTGCTACAACAACGGGAAGCCCTACTGTTACAACCGGAGGCGGTTACACAATTTATGTGTTTAACTCTGACGGCACAATCAATTGGACTTGAGGTTATAAATGGCTTACTTTGCTAAACTGGATGAAAACAACATTGTTTTGAACGTACATTCGGTTGAAAACAATGAGTTGCTAATTGATGGTGTTGAAGTTGAGCAAAAAGGGATTGAATTTCTTCAGTCAATCCACGGTCATCCATATTGGAAACAAACTTCGTACAACACGATTGCTGGAAAACACACAATGGGGAAAACCCCATTTAGAAAGAATTTTGCAGGAATTGGTTACTCTTACGATCCTACCCGTGATGCTTTTTTGCCTCCCAAATTGTTTGCAAGCTGGTCTTTAAACGAAGAGACTTGCGAATGGAACCCACCTGTTCCTTACCCGCAGGACGGAAAAGAATATTATTGGGTTGATGACAAACAAGTTTGGGAACCGGGAACCACGGTAGTCAAGTATGAGTAGGTTCTACGAATTGGGTTACTTTGGCAATATTTGGGTTCGTCAGAATTCAATTGACAAGGCCGGTGATTCATTTCCCGGCCATGAACATCACTTTGATCATGTGACGCTGCTTGCACAGGGCAAAGTTCTTGTGGAAGTTGACGGGTACGAACCCAAAGAATTTCAAGCTCCTACATTTATTGTCATCAAGAAAGACAAGCAACACAAAATTACTTCACTGACTGACAATGTGTTGTATTACTGTGTGTTTGCTTTGCGTGACAAAAACGGGGAAGTGTTGGAGGAAGTGTTTGGTGACGAACACAATCCACTTTCTGCGATGGCGCTAGATCCCACAAGTCACAAACCAACTGACGGCAGGGACTACAGTTGGGATCAATTAACTAGATCATGGGTTGTAAATAATGGCAGTTAACTTATCGCCCGTCGCGGGGGCTGCGCAGCAGTTCTTTACCAACAGCGGCGCTCCGTTGTCGGGCGGTCTGTTGTACTCCTATGCGGCTGGTACAACCACGCCGCAAACCACCTACACGACTGCTGCTGGCACAACGGCCAACAGCAATCCAATCGTTCTGAATTCAGCAGGGCGACTGGATAGTGAAGTGTGGCTTACGTCTACCCTGACGTACAAGTTTGTTCTCAAGGATTCTGGCGGCGTTACGATTGCCACCTACGATGACATTCCTGGCATCGGCACTGTCAGCGGCCTGACTAGCGGCACATCCCTGCTATCGGGCAACGGTAGCGGCGGGTTCAATAACGTTGTCATTGGCTCCAACCTCAGTTTTGTTGGTGGCACGTTGTCGGCCACAACTGGCGGGTCTGGTGCTGGATCGGTTCAGTCAGTTGCGATTACCGCGCCTAATAACTTTACCGTCACGGGCAGCCCGGTCACCACGACTGGAACAATTGCGCTGGCGTTTTCTGGCGTTCCAATCACCATTCCCAACGGTGGCACTGGCGTAACGTCACTGACCGCAAACGCGGTAATGGTTGGCAACGGATCCGATCCTATTTCATTTGTCGGGCCTGGAACGGCTGGAAACGTACTGACCAGCAACGGTTCAGTCTGGACAAGCGCTCCAAGCACCGTGTCGTCTACGGCACTGGCTATTGGGACTTATTGTTTTTGTCGGGCTACGTCATTTCCGTTTGGCGCAATTCAACCGGGCAACGATATTGCCGGTTCGTATTTGATACCAACTAGCACCTACAATAACCTCTCATACACCACTGCGTTAAGCGGGACGTGGCGTTGCATGGGCTATTTAGATAGCACCACCAGCATGACCTTGTTTCTCAGAATCTCGTAGTGTAAGATAACCGTACTGGCGCGGCACACCAGGGAATCTCAGGATTCAAAATGTCCGAAGAAGTAGTAGCGTCTGAAGCGGAAGTAGCGCCCGCGCCGGAACTGGAAGCCACGGCGGCCCCGGAACCTGTAGATACGCCGGAAGTTGCGCCCAAGACCTTCTCCCAAGAAGAACTTGATGCCGCGATTCAGAAACGCCTCGCAAGAGAACAGCGAAAGTGGGAGCGTGAGCGTCAAGCACCGCCGCACGTTGCAGTTGATGTCCCGCCTGTAGATCAGTTTGATTCGGTTGATGCTTACGCAGAAGCCAAAGCAATTAAGCTAATCGAGCAGCGCGAACAGCAAAAGCAGCAAGCGGAGATTCTTGAGGCGTATCACGATCGTGAAGAAGAGGCTCGGTCCAAATACGATGACTTTGAACAGGTCGCGTACAACCCAACCCTCAAGATCACGACTGTGATGGCGCAAGCGGTTCAAGCCTCTGATGCTGGCCCTGATATAGCCTACTATCTCGGGTCCAATCCAAAAGAAGCTGATCGCATTTCCCGTCTTAGCCCGATTTTGCAGGCAAAGGAGATTGGAAGACTTGAGGCTAAAATAGCCTCGGATGTTCCGGTCAAACGTACTACATCAGCGCCAGCACCGATTTCACCTGTAACTGCCAGAACTTCAGGCAATCCGAGTTATGACACCACGGACCCACGGTCCACTAAAACGATGTCTGCCTCGGAATGGATTGAAGCAGAAAGACAGCGCCAGAGAAAAAAGTGGGACGCCAAGCATCGCTAACTTCTTTTAGGACTTATTACCGTGTCAAATAGCATTCTTACGATTGACATGATCACTCGGAAGGCTCTCGAAATCCTTGAGAACAACCTTGTGATCACCCGTAACGTCAACCGCCAATACGATGACTCCTTCGCTGTTGAAGGTGCCAAGATTGGTTCGACCCTGCGTATCCGTCTGCCGGACCGCGCTCTTGTGACTGACGGTGCCGCCCTGCAAGTTCAGGACGACAACGAGCAGTTCACGAC